CATCCCAGGCACCTCGACCCCAACCAGTTATATTAGCCATAGTAGGCTAGATTAGGCTATTCTTATAATAGCTGTACTGGCTGCTGCTGCTGGAAAAACTATAGTAAAGTCACCTGCGGTTGATGTTTTATCTCCACCAAAGTCTATTGTTGCTACTGACTTATCGCTATTAGTATCGTTATAAATCATACAACCTCTTGCTGTAATAGTAGCTGTACCAAAGGTTAAGTCTGCAAAATCAGTAAATCCTGTAGTGCCAGAACTTGTTGGTGCTACTTTAGTCAGTGCAGAACCGCCAGAAGTATAGTTTGTACCGCTTACTTCATTTGTAGTTGTAAATGCAGTTGTAGTCGCTCCTAATGTTGCAGAGCTTGTGTATAGAGCAAGTTTAAAAGCATTACCATTTGTTGCAAAATTATGTGTTGCTGTTAGTAGTTCTTTTTTAAAACTTGTAGTTAATGTTGATGTAATGGCCATATTAAATACCTTTAATTATTTTTGCTATATCTTCGTTACCTTGACCAGTTAAATCCTGTATCAAAGTAGCTTTATAAGATTTTAACGCATTTTTTATATAAATCAAACAAACCTTGTAGATCATATCTCTATATGCTCTAGCTTGTTCTTTTATATAAGGATCTTCACTATCGCTTGTACTAACTATTTTTTCTGTCAGTCTTTCTGCCCAAAACTCAGGTGGATGACCACCATAATTACTTGTTTTGGCTTCTATAAGGCCTAATCCAGGCATACCTGCTGGTGTAATTTCATTCATTTAACGTAGCCTCAACAAAATTTTTTGGGTTTATTATCTCCACAATTCCTTCTGTTTCAATAACAACTCTTGCACCACAAGGTAAAATAGGTTTGTCATTACCTCCATATTTAATTGTGCATTCTCCAAATACTTTAACTTCATGACAATAAGTATTAGTTCTTCCTTCTTTTATTGTAATAACAGGATCATTAGTTCCATTCTTTTTATTGGCTCTAATTTTATGTTGATTGACGTGTATATATTTTTTTACCATTTTTTAGGTTCTGGTGGTTTTAGGTGTGAATCATTACGGTCTATCAAAATTGGTTGTTGTGATGTTCGGGTAATATCAAGATTATTAATTCTTTCTACTTTTAAACCATTTTCATCTGACATAACTACTAAAGGATTAGATAGCCTATGATAGCCGTAGAGTTTTTGCTCTGCTGGTACATCAGTGTCAAGTAATCCAGACGTATGTGCTACTTCAACTTGCATACCTGCTGCTATACATTTACTTAACCAAAACTCAGTACAGCCTCTGCCTGCTTCAGCAAAATGTAAGTTACCTTTATATGAAAAATCTACGCCAAACATCTTTAAAACAGCTACCTCATTCCATAATGCAAAAGCTATAGAGTATGCAACTGTGTTGTTGAGGTAGTAACAGTTTAGATCTTGGATTACCTCTTCTATTGGGTATTCTACTAGGCCAGGACATCTATCATCTAGTTCACAAGTGTATATAGGACCCTCATGAGCTTGTAACATTTCTGCCATACTTTCGGTTTGACCTCCAGCATCATCAGTATCTAAAAACCTAGATGCAGGATCCATCATAAATACTCTATCGTGATATATAACGGTTCCTACGCCATTTATAGCCCATACCTCGTCAAAATGAACCCCGTGTGATTTTGCTAGATTGTAGTCAAACCAGCTTTTACCCATACCTACTATAGCAACTGATTTGCCTTTTAGACTTTCAATTTTTTGCATTTATTTTACGATACCGTTGACCTCAAAGAATCATAACGGTATTCATCTCTCCTACCACGAGCTTCTGCAAGGTTTTTAAGCCTTGATATTTCATTAACAAAGCGTTGCTCGTATTGCTGTGTTAAATCGTTTTCACCTTTCATAAATATATATGCATCTACTAAACTACCGTAAAGTAAAGCATTTCTAGCATTATTTGAAATCCAAGTACCTGTAGTGTCAGTCACTAAAGAATTTGGTCTAAATAAATAATGTAATTCTACGTTATAGTCTGCATCTGGTACTGGACTCACAATAATTGTAGAGCCGTTATTTGATGCGGTTGATAAATCTTTATCAAAGTCTGCGTAATATTCTGGCCTGCCTCTTTCACTTGTTGCAGTTGGATCTACTGCATATTCACGCATGAAAGTTACGTGTTTTTTATCTAAATAGTGATAATCACCACTACCGTCTATAACAGCTAACGAAAAACTAAGTTGGTAATCTGAGGGAGCTGTTAAATATGTGTTACCAGTAGTTAAAGTACCTGTAACATTTTTTCTAAAATAATCAAACTGAATTAACTCGAATATTCTTTCTTCAGCGTTTTTTATAAAATCATCAAGTGTATTTACAAAAGTTGTTTCTGTATTCTCAGTATAGTTTTGAATTAATGTTTTTAATTCTGCTAATGTCATGATGTAACTATTGTAACCTCACCTAAGCCCCCTGTCATCTTAGCTACCGTAAAGTTTGTAGGTAGGGTGGATGGATTTAAGTAGTCAGGTTTAAATATGTTGCTGTTTACTACAACTACAAAACCCTCACCTTCTTCATGATCATTATTAGGTCTTGGTCTATAAAGAGATTCTGGATCTGCTTTAGCTCGTAGTGGCTCTAATTGAGGATGTTTAGGCTCATAACAACTTGGACAAACTTTAAGGTTGTTCCACTCTTCTTTTAGTTCTAATAATTTATACTCAAAGCCACATCTATCGCATAATGCTTTTGCAAATTTACCAGTAGCATAAGCCATTACATCATCCTAATACTAGGTCTAATATTAAAAGAAGCTCTGTCCTCATCCTGATCTGCGGCTCTTCTAAACTCTTCCTCGTAAATAGCTTTTAATTGTGCTGTTCTTTCAGGTGCCCTTTTTAGTGATATATAATAAGCTAAACCAGCTGCAAAACAGGGAAAAAATCTAAATGGCATATCCATAGTATTTGTAGGTTTATCTGCATCATCCATTCTAACTATTTTATTAAACACTAATATATCTGTAGAGTTTTCAGGTGCTGGCCATATTTTTAGTGTTGGAGTAGATAATTTATCTAAAAAAAACTGTGATGGTCTTGCCTTGGTTGTCTTGTTTGGAATATTAATATATTCAGATCTACTTATTCTATTTACACTAATATCAGTTTGAGTTTGATTTACAGTTCTTCGCAAAACAACATCTAAAACATCAATTACATTAGAATTTAAAGAATAATCTGTTGTGCCCTCTGTTACTGTTTGAGTAGCTTGTTCTATAGTCCACTGGTTCAAACCTCTATTAGCCCACTCGGCTAACATAAGATTTATAGATCTACGTGCTGTCTTGAGATCATAACCTGTTCTGAGCTCTAAACCGCACCTTTCAAAGGCTTCTTCAACAAACTCAGCTACATTTGGTTCAAAATCTGTACTACTTGAGGTAGCCATTATTTTTTCTTTTTAGGTTTTTGTAAAGATTTTTCTATTTGCTTTGCTTGTTTAGCATGTAACCTAGAAGCTCCTTTAAGTTCTTTTATTAATTTTCTTTTTGCTGCTACGCTTAATTCTGCCATAATTAATCCTCGTATAAATTATCAAAAGTTATTGATGGATCAAGATAACTTTCATGTCCCTCTGCTGAATGTTTCCACTGCGAAGGTTTAAACTGTGGTGGCCCCTCACCTGTTACCCATAGAGCAGGACTTGTAGCCCTAACTCTGTTATTAGGTAAAGCAACTAAGTTACCTTTCCATTCACAGTCCTCAGTTATATATAATACATGACTTTGCTTATGTTGTGCAGGATCATCTGCAATATCAGTATTTGTGTAATCTACTGTAAACAAATATTTAGCTTGATAAAAACCACCATCTATTTTAGCAATCCAAGGTGATGAACTTACTCTGTCCATAACTGTAACCGCATGATCTCTAGCTTCACAATCCCAAGGTTGTGCTAAATGATCCTCCATAGGCCGAGGATAGTCTTCCATAGGTATATCTGCTACAAGAGCTTGTATGGGCATCCTAGCCCACATAGCACCACCGTGTATATTGCCCTCATCCCAGTCTTCACAATTAGATTCTTCTCCAGTAAAAACAACTTGAAAGCTAAGTGATCTATCTGGAATTGTGTTTACAGCAATAGCCAAAGCATGTAAATACTCATCTTGGTATTGCTCGTGATTGTGTGTAAACTCTCTCCTAACCCAACACTTGAAGTGTGGGATATTACTAATTAAATAAGGCACTATCTCAAATTATTTCTTCTTCTGTTAGCGTTGCCTGCCATCATGACTGATCCACCCTTAGACATTTTCATCATTTTACCGCCTTTCGACTTTTTCATTAAAGAACCGCCTTTAGATTTCTTCATCATGCTTCCGCCTTTTGACTTCTTCATTAATGAACCACCTTTAGACTTCTTCATGAGTGAACCGCCTTTGGATTTTTTCATCATCATGCCACCTTTAGATTTTTTCATCATACTACCGTACTTTGAATTTTTTTTACCTGGCATTATAGTTCTCCTTACTTCTTAGTAGATTTTTTTGTAGTTTTCTTAGCAGGAGCTTTCTTTTTAGGTTTCATATTGTAGTAAATACGATCTTCCTGAACTGGCTCGTCTGGTCTTACTTTTGCATCCAATCTCGCTTGCAATTTTGGATCAACTGTTGATTTTTTCTTTGGCATATTTATCTCCTATCTTTGAGTTGTATATTTACGCCTATTAGACATAACTTTACCACAACCTCTAGCTATTTTGCCATCTTTCTTTTTTTCTGCTCTTCCACCAGTAACAAAATATCCCATTCTATTACGAACTTCTTTTGGTAATTTAGGCAATCCTTTATTTCCAGCTGGTATTTTTTTCAATTTTTTCATATTTTAATGTTACCTCAACCTGTTACTCATAACAATTCCTTGACCACGTATTGTTACACGCCCACCAGATTTTAATTTATTGGAGACCATAATTGGCTTACCTTTTCTATTTGGATTTGGATCTTTTTTTCTTTTACGTGCAACTAACTTAGCTCTAGCTTCCTTGGACATGCTTTCAGCTTTTTTTCTTGGTAAACATTTAGG